CAATTTAATCGTCTTCCTTCAAAAAAGACCTTAGTTTTTGTGCCTTCTCCTCAGCTGTATCAGCATGTAGCTCAGAGTCTACAATCTTCTCTAGCTTCAATGTATCAATCTTTTGGTTTGATATGTACCGCCACGTGTAACCGTCATCGTTGTACACACCAAATACTGTCTGGGCGAACCCTACTTTTATAATAAGTGCGGTATCACCATCTAAAATTACTTTATCACCTTCTTTAAATGACGATGTCAAACGGAAAGTAGCGCCTTTTACAAAGCCTACCGCCCAATCTTTTACAGCTAAACCAACCAATAGGGTTAGTACAAACCCTAAAAATTCAACATAAAAGTCATTTAACGTAAGTTCAAACATAGTCATATCATACATATTCTAATGTAGTATTCTCCATAAGAAATTCAAATAATACTCTAAAATCCTCTTTTTTAAGAAACGGCACGTTGTTTCTCATGTGCAGTTTTCGATACTCAGTATACGCTATTTCTAATTGTTCTTCTGTGTATAAAATCATTCTGGTTCCTCTGGCCACTCTACTTTAGAAGCTTCATCAGTATCTGTGTAATTACTAGGTAAATCTCTTAGAGCTTGTCGGTAAGTAGCCCATTCTGCTTTTTTTGCATCAGATAAGGGGCTGTCATTAGCTTGAGTCCAATCACAATTACTTAGTAAAATCCTCCTTCTAATCCTAATTGCAAGTAAAGCGTACTCAATTGGTTCTGGTATAGGTTCCCAATCAGTGCCGTTCCATTTATGTTGTAAGGAGGGTGCAGCCTCTTCTTTATATGCATGAGTTTCTGCGGGAATATTCTCTAGTATTGCAGCTTTGTCTGTTTCAGTTACCCATTCTTTAATCCCTGTAATAAAACCGGTTGCTTTTTCATATATTGTAACTAGGCCTCCCATATCTAAATGTGTTGTTTAAATACAGATATTAAAGTTGTGTCAAATTGGTGTTGACCTTGAGAATTTGGGCCAGCAAGACTTACTCCCCCCCAAACATTAAGGTGATAAGTTCCTGTGCTTAAATAAAAACTGTTAAAAGACATTCTCATTTGTGCTCCCGAAGAACCCATATTATGAAAATCTACCCAAGACGATCCTTTATTAAACTGAGTTGAAGTAGTTGTTCCTGTGGCTCCAGAACCATTTGTTTCACTTGCAACATAAGTAGATTGAGTTGTACCTGTAGTACCGAAAGATGCAGTTATAAATAGCCTTTCATCTCCAGTGTATGCACCAAAAAAAGTAGTTTGTACTTGACCAGCATAAACTCCTTGAGTTTGGCTAATAACGGTAAAGGATACACTGCCAAGTCTTTTTAGATGAATATTATAATAACTACCGTTATATAGTTTGTTGTAAGCAAAATAAGGCGTGCTTGCTCCAAAAGTATTACCAAATCTCATGTTGTCTTCCACTACACATCTGTATCCATAACAGACATGACTACCTCCTACATTATTAAGAATAGTGCCATCTCTATCTATATCTGAAATTATAGCTGTACTTTGGCTCTCTACTTTTATTGTAGAAAAAGAATGGGCAGTTCCTTTTTGTACCCCATTTACTGTGTTCGCTGTTATTCTATCTGCGTTCAGTGTATTTGTATTTATCTTACTCCCATCTAAATTAAGGATTTTTGCATTAGTTATAGCAGCATCATCTATTTCAGCCGTACCTATCGCTGCATCGGCAATAACACCAGAAGCTGCAGTTATGGCATCAGCAACAAAAAAGTCAGTAACATTTGAACTAGAAACCTTAGAAGTGGTTACATTTATACCATTGGTAAACTGCCCTTCTATATTAGAAGTAGATACATGTCTGACCCAATAATAAAAATCTGAGTTTAAATCTACAGTATCTGCGTATACTGAAGTTCGAGTAGTATCAATACGAGTAGCACTACCTATGTCATTACTCGTATGACGCCACACTTCAGTAAAAGCAAAGTTACCAAACTGTATTTGATCCCAAGAAAGAATAATTTTTTGAAATGCACCTGTACCGGAAAACCCAGTAACATCTGGTGGTATCGTAACATCAACTCTTTCTGTAGGTACAAAAGTATTCTCTGGTGTGCCAGCATCTGGGTTAAAAGGATTTTCTAAAAAGTTTTCAGCTAACCCAGTATCGATAAGTTCTCGTACTGTTACTGCTCTATCTTTTGGGTCGCCAAGCGTACCTAAACGTACTTTTAAAGCTTCATCAACAGCGCTTAAATAGGTTTTTAATTTTGGGTCAACATCAGAGGGTATAGGTGGTATTGAAGGTAGTTTGGTTTCGTTAGTAGCCATTAGATAGCCCTCAGTTCATCTATAGACTCTCCAATACAGACTTCATTTATAGTATGCGCACCTGATACTTCTACTTCATATACTTTATGTACACCAGTAGGTAGTCTTAAAATTGGTTCCATAATTGTTGTTGCACTAAAAGAGGTAGGTGCAGAACCTGTTGCACTAAACACGGACCCAGAGGCTGTAATTGTAGCGTCAAATATTTCTGTACCATCCCCAAATACTTTTACTGTAATACCAGAACCAGAATATGCTTCGGCTTCTACTTTTACAAAGTTCATACTAGTAGGTTTAGGTAAAACAAACTGTGCGGTTTTAAATGTTTGTGTAGTATTTGTAGCACTACCCTGAAAAAGTTCTACTTGAGCATTACCACCACCAGAATCATAATCAATAAGGTACAGTTCATTATCATCAGGGTCAGTAAAACCACCTTGTGCATGACCTGTAGCTATTGAACTAAGTGTTGTAAAAGCATTCTTACCACCACGTGGGTCAAACATAAAAGCGCCATAAGCAGAGCCTGTATAATATTGCCCTACATATTTACCTTGCCACAGAAAACCCTTAATTGTGGAGGGATAGAACTGTGCTTGCCATTGTTTAGGTGTAATTAAACCTTCAGTAAGTACACTTATTTCACTACCAGAAACTCCTATTAAACCATCCGGTGAGGCATAAATAGCCAAACCCCCCATATTAACAAGTGACTCTTTATTTAAACATGCCTGTGCTGCTTCCATACGCACCACACTCATAGATTGTGAGTCTGTACCCGCGGCTATATAAGGTGTACCTTTAGTAGCAATAAACAAAGCTTGACCCGCCATAGCTAGGCCAACAATCTCTTCTTCAAGTGTTATGCGATACGCTACTGGCCAAGCATGTGGTAAAAAAGGTTCTGAAAAACAAATTCTTTTACCACTAAACCCGGCAAAAATACCGTTAGCCATAGCAGTCAAACCTAACATCTGTCCGTTAGGGTAAGTACTAGTGTCATCGTCTGGTGGTGCAATCCAATAAGTAGAAGGTATTATCTCAGCCAAAGCATCATTATTTAGATTATCTGTCGTACTTGCGGTAGCTAAAGATACTTCTTTTACAAATTGAAAATTCGTGGTATTAGAACCAGTATTAGAACGGTAGATACGTTTATTGGTTAAGTTAGTATTACTTTTAGAAGTAGAAGTATCCATACCAGAAATAGTTACAGTTTGCCCATCTACTTTTGTTAATACCGTGGATGCGGGCGAGGGTGGGCCCTCTTCACCAAATGCAGATACAAAAGTATATACATAAGATGTGCTGTATTGCGTTTGCGTACCATCATCACTACCAGAAGTTATACTTGTACTTGCAGCACTAGTTGGTGCAGGTATGCCTAGTCTGAAAAAACTTCTTGGGTAAGCACCGGAACCAGAAGCAAGTAGTTGTGTAGAACTACCCATTTGTGGAAACCCAGCTCCAGTCCAATACAAACGGTCAAAAGCATCATCTGCTACAGGGCCCGGTTGTACATCTACAGCGTTAGTAAATTCTAAATTATAAGTTTGACCACCAAAATCATACCTATACAAACCAGCTCTGGCTTGTGCATTTAATGTGGCTATTGTGCTATTACTAGTAATTGGTGTTAATACACCACGATCTAAGTCTGTGTTGTTTGCAGTCTGACCTAAACCTTCACCTAATAATCTAGGTGAAACTTGGGGTGCAATACCGTTAAAACTTTTCAGCTTAAAGTAAGCCATATATTAGTCATCTCCTCTGGCTACTTTCTTTTGCTTTTCAAAAGTCCTGAGCCCTGCCATGCCGAGCATCGCCATAAGTATGGTAGACAATTGAGTAAAATCAAACTCTGGCATATCTACTTTTACACCAGATAGTGCAGCAATCCACTCACCTACAGGCAGTACAATAAAGTGCACCATCATTGCAACTGAGCAGCCCCAACCTACAGATGGGCGCCAACCGGCAACAAACCAGTTTTTGCTAGCTGCTTCGATTTTATTTACTTCAATCTGTGAAAGATTAGCTGTTTGTAGTTGTGTCTTGAGTTCATGCTCAAGTTTCATTTTTAGGTTTTTGTCAGCAACGAACTTGTTTAGAACACTGCCAGCAATACCTACTACTGAGTTTGTTATTGGATCCGCCATAAATACCTCCTATGTGCGTAAAAAATATACTAATAATCCTATTCCTGCGGCTACGACAATCCACATAAATCTCTCTATGAATCGTCCTGTATTAGAATTGACATCGGATTGTGACTCTACGTCATCTAGACGTTGTTCTATCTTATCCATTCTAATAAAGAACCTATCGTTTTGCCTTAATACGGTAGCTACTCGTTCTTCAATACGAGCAATAGACACGACTGCATCTGCTAGTCGGTCGAGTTTTTCTTCTATTTTCTCTAGTCTTTGCTCTTGTGTGTCACTCATAACTCCAAACCCAAGGTCTTGGTCTGGTGCTAGTAGCTTCTAAAGTGTCTAAATGTATAAATCTAGAGTCGCCATGTTGCTTCACACCAAGCCCGGTTATACCGTGTTTTAACGCTACTTCTATACACTTTAAGGCGTCCGCGCCCCGAATGAGTATGTCTACAGCCTTGCCACTTGCGTGGGCTCCCGGTTGTGATTTTTTTGCTTCTATAGGATGCGTTGGATCTCTATAGGCACTTGTTATTATAAACGGAATTCCTACTTCTTCACGTATTTTTTCAAGGGTCTCCATAAACTCTGGGTCCATTTTACATATCCCAGTATGCTTACACTTGAGTTCGTCTTCGTTAAAATATTTCCACATATTACTTATCTCCAAGCACTTCCTTCACACCATGATACCAAAGAATGTCTAACACCTTTAGTAACCGGAGCTACTCTGTGCGTTACAAAAGATGGGAATATTATAACAGTTCCTTTACCTCTAAGTTTTTCTCTTGGTATACAACTTAAGTTACCATCACAAAATTCAAGGTCGCCCCCTTCATAATCATTTGGATCAGAGAGTTGTATACTTATGCTAAGTTTTCTTTGTGAGGCATTTGAGTCGGCGTGCAAATGGGTATCTGTGTGCCAAGAATTGTAATGTTCATCTACTTGGTATTCAGTGTGTTGTATGTCAAATATACCCCCAGATATATCAACATCAAATATCATTCTATTTACTGGAATAAGAAAATTTTTTAAAAGATCAAAACTTTCAACCCAAAGCTCCTGATGCTCTGGTTTAACCCATCTAACTGTAGAGCTTCTCCTATCTTTAATTGTTTTCATATCCTCCGAGGTTCCAATTTGGGCCTCTTCTGGTTTTACTTTATTTAAAATTGTAGTATTAAACTTATCACACACCTCGCTGGGCACGGTGTTTTCTATAATGTACATATTACTCTTCAATGTACCCTCCTAATCCAATTTGTTTTTTAAACTCTAAATCTTTTTCTGATGTTACAACTGGGGGTAATCCCAAACCTTCTCTTCTGTCATATTTAAAATATTCATTTTTTGTAGGTGTATAGTGTAAAAATAGTTGTAAACACTCCTTACCCTCTAAAGGTTCTCTCCAATGTTGACAATTATGCCCTTGATAAATTACGCAATCTCCGGGTCTTAAATTTATGTTTTTGTTGTTACCAGATAAATCTTTCATACCCAACTCCCACTGGTTACCACCAATATGGATTGTCCCTGATACTACTAACTCACCCCTATCTATATGGTTTAATAATTTATCTCCCTCTACATAAAACCTTAAAAAACTTGTAGTATTGTAAAGTTCTTCTCCAGATATTTTTTCAAAAATACTTTTATATTTGTTTAAAAGGGTATCGGTAAAAGCATCCCCAGATAAACTAAAAGTTTCTTTTTTAAAATCTAGTTCTCCAAGTAACCCAAAATACAATTTAGAAAATATTGGTTTAGTAAAAGAGTTTGGATATTCTCCAACACAGTATTTGTTAATCCATTTACTGGCGTTTCTTTTAAGTTTTGTGTATTCAAATAATAATGAAACTTCTTCTTCGCTCAACAAGTTTTCATAAACGACGTAACCGTTTTTTAAAAAGTTATTTTTTAAATATAAGAATTTTTCTTTTTGTTGAGCACGGTTAAATTTTTCATCTACAAGATTTAATTCCTTAATCATCCTCCTCCATTAGGTTCCTAATGTAACCTTTAACTTGTTTTACCTCTAAAGTAGTATCATCATATACAACTCCGTAACACCAGATTTGTTCATCAGTATTTAATTTATCTTCTGGTATAGGAAAAGCGTGCCCATTTTTCTCACACCAAGGTTTTACCACCTCATGCGTACCAAAAACAAATACATCTCTTTCCGAAGTCTTTTCGCCCCCTTCTCTGTAAATATCTGCAAAACAATAATAATACGGACTTATTTCCATAGGTAAATCTTTTGGTCTAGGTATTTCATGAGTCTGTTCATGTCCGTAATAAACAACCTTTAACAATCTCTCTTTACTATCTAAGTCATATTTCAAACCAAACCAAGGACACCATTGGTGTTGGTTTTTGTCTAGACCATAGGCTTCCAACAACTCAGGATATTCTTCTAGTGTTTGTCTTATGTGATACATACTAATAGAGTTCGTAGTTTTATAAGGGGGTCTTAATGGTGCACCCTCCGGAGCATAGTAAGTACCAATAACGTTTAACCTATCTGAAGCCCAAATTATTTTTTCATCTGGGAATGCTGCTTGTACTTTTTCTAAAAGATCGGGGCCTTCTCCTGCTGATATGTTGAAGTCTTTTCTAACTATTTTACCGTTTACATACACATCATCATAAACGTTAGTTTTGTACAGATAAGAATCATTCTGCATAACTAACCTTTCAAAAGCCGTTAGTTCTTTCCACCAAGCTTCTAAAGTATCGCAGGTGGTGGTATCTAAATTTCCTTTTTCGTCTATAAGTAATGCGGAGTCTTCTTTACACCATTCAATTTCATAATCTTCACCATTACTTAATTTGCCTTCAAACCTAATTAATTTACAAGGGGTACCGTCATGATTAACGTCTGGTTTTATTGTTGCCATTATCTTGCGTAAAAATTAAAGGTACTACCAACGTTTGGAAAAGGGGCATAATTTGGGTGGTTATTTCCCGGCCAAGTCCACTGTCCAGCAGTTCCAAAAGCAGTATAGGTACCAGAAGTTCTGTAATAATAAGTTGAGGTTATTTGCATGTAACTCCAACCACTATTACTAGCTGTACCAGACTGTAAAGTCATTTGACCACCACTATATACTCCCGAGCCCCCGGGACTACTACTAGCTAGATAAACTGTAATAGTACTGTCATGTCCAGCAGTAGCAGTAAAAGCTGATTCATAAACTGTATCACTACCGGCAAAACTACCTAACTGTCCAAACAGTACCACAGTACCAACTCCCCTAGCTTGACTTACAGACCCCGGACTTACTGGACTTGAAGGGAAAGTATAACTACCACCTCCAGCCGTGCCCACAAGGTTATGATACCCTCGAGTTTTTGAACGCATTTGTAAGAAAGTTTTTGTTGTGCCCGGACTGTAGTAATACCCTAACTGTCTTATATCTCGGTCATCAAAACTACACGTAGTCCCAGAAGTTCCTCCAGCTTCAACATGCAT